TGTTTTGCTTATTTGCACCAGTCCTAGTAGTAGATCCTGCTCCATTATTAGCTTTTTTAGATGTTGTAGATGCCTTCGTGCTACCTGCGGCACCAGTCCTAGTAGTAGATCCTTGCTTTTTAGGAGCAGTTTTTACGGGCTTCTTTTTAGGAGCAGTTTTTACGGGTTTCTTTTTAGGAGCAGTTTTTACAGCCTTTTTCTTTGCTGCTATTTGTGAAGGCAAACGGCCTTGAGCCTTTGCTAGGTTATATGCCGCTGTACCGCGGCGGAGTGTTTCTTTTCTCATTGTATTGATTATTTAATTATTAACATTTCCAACGCTTCAAGGCTAGTGCCTTCCGTGTTGGTCTTCCTTTCTTGTCCTTCATTGGACCTTTAACGCCAGACATTCTGGCACAAAATGATTTCTTTCGGGCTAGCTTCTTACCCTTGGGGTTGGATTCCGTGACCGGAGCCTTGAGGTTCGCACCCGTCTTGCGCTTGAAGTAAGCACGACCAGCGGCGGTAAGTCCTCCCTTTTTACTTTTGTGTTCCTTCCTCATTAGCTTCTGACCTTTGCTCTGGGTGTATTGGATACGACTGTCTTTCCTCTTGCTCCTGCTTTCTTTTTCTTTCGAGCAGTGCTTGCTCTCTCCGCTTTCGTAAGACTGAGAGCCTTTCTCTTAGGGAGGCAACGGTCAGGGTTTTTCTTATCTTTCGACGTTCCGCAAGGTCCTTTGATCGATCCATCAGTTCCAATCCTTACCCAGTTTTGTTCTCGCCATTGTTTGAGCTGCCCCATTATTTTAAAAGAAACCCTTGTTCGTTTATACTGCTGTGTATTTGTTTAGAATAAGCATTAGCCTCTTTCTGTGTTTTAAATTTTGGATATTTTTTTAGACCCATTTGCCTAGCTTTTGCTACGGCTTCATCGTTTGTGAGTTGCTTACCACCTACCATTGTTGGAATAACAAAATGCATTTCTTTGTCTCCTTCACCAAAAGAAAATGTGGCAAGTTTGACATTACTACGAGTTCCATCTTTATTTTTAACAAACGGATGTTTAGTAGGAAAAATGCGAAAACTAGGTTTTTTATCCTCCATTATCTGCCTTTGCGTTTACCGCCCTTTGCCTTCTTAGCGTAGTTAGGATTCTTGCAATACTTAGATGCAGCCATGTTTGCGTAAGCGGACGGATACGTGTCAAACGTCCGTCTCGCCCAAGCCTTACCTTCAGGGCATATCTTACCTCCGCTTTTTGCTCTTTTCTTTGCCATTCTTTACAATAGATTTGAGTAGCTTCGCTTGTCCGGCGTGAGCCTTGGATGCTTGCTCAAGCTTTCTTGCGACGGTTAGTATTTTTCTGTGCATTTGATTTCTTTAATACTTTGAAGTCAGCCCCAGTAATTTTGTTACGAGGTGCGGCAACCCTAGCTATCTTCTTCTGTTTTGGACTGTATTTGCTAAATGGCATTACTTCTTCCTCTTAACCATTTTTTTAACTGTCTTCTTTTTTGCGGGCATCTTCTTTTTCATACCCATTTTTTTTCCGTAGTGACCTGGCATTGTATTATCTCCTTGTTTTAGATGTAGAATTTTACCCAAGCAATAATCTTGGATATAGCGGATTTTATCTTGTTGATAAATTTGTCTTTAGTTTTGCAGATGCAGCACTTCATAATTATTTCTTTCTTTTATTGTGGAAATCAAATAGGACTTTTACCTTTTCTGTAAGGGCTTCTATATTGTAGTGCATCCGGGCTAGCACGATAATGAGCGTAATGATGCCAATAGCAATAGGCCAGAGAGATGATATGATTTGTAAAATTTCATTCATTTAATGGTAGAGGAGCCGAAGTAGAATCCGACAATCGCTAGGACTGTTTGACGAACCTCTGGTAGTATAAGGTAACCATTTAGGGTCTGATACTTGATTCCTTTGAATAGACCAAAGAAGTGCGATGTCTCCTGTCCTACGGTAACTCCCTCTGGGCTGTGAGCCAATATAAAGGGGGCTACAACGACCGCAAACAGGACGGTGCATACGATGACCCTCCTGACCCACTCACCGCCCCTTGTAGCGGCTTTCTGGTGGCTTTCATCAGCGGCTGCTTGCTTCTTGATCATAGCCTCCACAGTGCCTTGCTGATTAGCGACAAGCTGTCCAATTAGTTTAAAGATAAAGCCAGAGGCTCCTCCTCCGATCATTGCTATAAGTTCTGGTGTCATTTCTTTTTTAGTTCTTTGATTACCTTGATTGCGGATACGGACATATAGATGAAGGTTGCTAGACCAACGCAGAATCCAAGCACTTCGTTCACAGGCGATAGTCCAATGGTGGCAAAGAATCCACCTGTTCCAATTGTTGATCTGTAGATAATATCTTGCATAGCATTTAGTCTTCGTCAGGGTCAGGCAGGGGTGTGTAGTGATTAACAGTTGATGCCTTCTCAGAATCATCTAGGTCGTAGTCCGTTACGTCCAATGCCCAGGTATGGTCAATAGTCTCAACAGGATAGGTAAGCCAGCGTGTGCCTATGCCGTTGTCTTCGATCCAGTAATCAAAGCCAATCTCCTTGCCTTCTTCGTCGGCTCGCTCTATGGCGGCTTCCTTGCTTGCGTATATTAGATAGAGCATTATGATAGGGTTATTCCGTGTGCGGCTGCCATATTAGCCTCAAGGGTTGTTCGTTTAGATGTTTGGTCAGTAGCATATATAATAATTTCTTTAAAATCTTGTTGACTAATAGCATCGTTGTCTTTTCCGATAACAGTAATTGGAATTGAAACATCGTCTGTAAAATTAGCATTACCACCATCACTAGTAAATGTTCTTGTAACCTCTGATCCACTTACGCCATAAATTGCTGAGGCTGAATCAGGTTGCCATAATATATATAATGTGTTCTGTTGCGTTTTATCTATACCAGAAATTGATTGATTTTGTTGCGCTCCATTAATATGCATAATGCCAACCCCAGTGCTACTTGCGGAGGCATTATTATATCCCATACCGCCCGTAGATGCTGGTCTGCCTATCAAACTAAACCTGTTTCCACCAGCATCAGCATAAACAGCAAATACCCCGTGACTGCTATTAAAATCAATTTGCGTCGTAAGGTCAAAAAAATCATCAACACCATCCGTCCTTACCAGACCAAGGTAAGAACCAGCGTTTACAATCTTAGGTTGGCTCCCAGCAGTTGCTTGCGTTGCATTATTGCCATTACCTGACTGGTCATACCAAGTCTCTACAAAGCCGTCCACTTGGTCAAACCCTGGGTCCACACCAGATGGTAGGTCAATGCTGTAGGCTTCACCGATGTTAGCTTCAATGGCTGTGCGGTTGTCTGATTGGTCAGTAGTATAGATAACTATTTCTTTTAAGTTTGCTGAAAGATGATTGGTTGGCCCTCCAATCGTATCTGATTCAACTGAGCCAGTAATTGTTTTTACCTCAGAAGCAGTTCCATTAGTAAAAAATGATATAGTGTTGCCTGAACCTGATTTAAGTCCTGAATAAAGAAAATCGGCTGAAGTTGTTATGGTCGCATTTAAGTCTCCATCTTCACTACCTGAGTTATCTGAGTATTTGTAAACATCTTCGGCATCTATACCAAAAGTCCCGTCACCAATACTAGAGCCAAGAACTTGTTTTGTTCCGCTTACATCGTTAAATCTTAGAACACTAAACATAGCTACGTTAGCATCATCTAGCGCGGTAAATCCTAATTTGTCATTTGTGCCATCAAACAATAAACCACCATTGGTATTTAAAGCACCAGCACTAACAATCTTGGGTTGATTTGCAGCAGTTGCTTGAGTTGCGTGATTACCTGTTGCTGTATCTCCTGCTTGCGTGGTTACACTTTGGTCATACCAAGTTTTAACGAAGCCGTCTGAACTTTTTACTTTAAGTTCGTATTTGCGTATATATAGTTTTTCACCAACCGCACCAACTTTATTATTACTTCCATCAATCCACGATTGAATTCTGAAATTATTAGTTATAGCATTAGAATTCATAGTTCCAGTTATAGTAACTGTTTGCCAAGAACCTTTAGTTATCTGAATATTGTGGACGTTTCCAGAACTAAGATTGCTTATTGAAAATGATATTCCCGTGGAAGTATTTGAGGTAGGCAAGAATACCTCTACGGTCAAGGTTACAGTATCTCCTGCAAAAATATTTGGTGTTCCAAGGTATCTGATTAATACTCCATTAGTTGATTCACTGTTTCGTTCTAATAAATATGTATTGTCAGAACCCCCAATGGATTGACCAAAAGTAGATGTTAATGAACCGTCTGAGTATGTGCTTAAAGGAGAAGGTAAGGATGAAGAAAAATCAGTTGCGTCTAGCAATGTGACCTCTTCGGTAACAAAAGAGAGCAAAGTGCCATCAGTCACCTCAGCCGCCGTAAAGGACTTCAAGGCATCATCACTAGGACGACGAACTTGGCACACGAACTGACCATTAGCACGGGCTACGGTATCTCCAGTTGCTGCTACGGTAGCCTGGCGTGTCCCTAGGCTACGAAGTGAGTAAGCAGCCTTAGCAATCAAGAAGTCACCATCACGGCCCGTTGCACTCAGTGCCTGTATATCCAGAGGTGCTACCACTTGAGCATTTACAAAGTCCTGCAACGCACCAGAAGATACGTCAGACGCTGTGAAATCCTGCTCGTGGTTGTCGCTTCCCCTACGGACACGCACAACCTTGGGATCACCACCAGTAAGACTACGGAGGCTATATGCCGCCGCAGGATCAGGAGCAATCTGCGTGATGCTCTCTCCTACTGAGTTCAGCCGACGCTGGCGACCCAGGGCTGAATCAAGGCTAATGTGCATATTAGACCTTGTGTAGTTGCACTAAGCTAGCAGCACCGGTTACGGTTACGCTAGTAAAGTTACCATATATAATTGTACCTGCTCCAAAGGATGTATTTAGGAGGTCGGCAGAATTTTCTACATTAGTAGCGGTCAATGCTGAAAGGGTTGAATCCTTCAGGAACTGGATAGCTCCAAACTTACCAGCGGTTGCACCGTCAGCAGCATTGATTACTATTGAACCTACGGAGCTAAACTCCAGTGCGTTATTTCTTGAACTTGCCATAATTGCGTATTATATCACAGGGGGTTATTATCGGGACTGCCGATTTACATAAGTGGAGAACCGCTTGTTCACGGTATTGTTATTAGAGATTATATCAATCTTCTCAAGTTCTAGTGCTAGGGCAACGGAGGCTGTGTTTTCTTCAGCAAGTGCTTTGTCGGTCTGACCGTCCATACGAAGGAAGTCAGCGTAAGTTGCGTGAGCAAGATAAGCAAAAAACTCCGCAGGGACCTCGACAGTGCTATTGGTAAAGTCCTCAACCGTTGAGCCTGTTACTGTAAATGGAGTGAACTCCTTTTTGTAAGAAACAAATGCTGAGTTGTCAGTCGTGCTAGTAATATTTAAAATGTTAGCTCCATCGAAATCTACAAAAAAGTCGTACTCAATAGCGGACTGATTTAGAAATGCTTTTTTTCGATGAATGCGATTAAATTCACCAATAGTTGTTTTAGCAGGTTCTCCGATCATTATTCCTTTTTCGGTGTAAGGAATTGTGTTCTTTACTTCTACCGAAAGAAGATTATTTCCTGCTCTTGGTGTCCAAGTTGTTACACCTTCTACCGTATCATTCTTATTAGTATCTGCTTCGGTAAATTGAACTGTTCCTGCTTCATGCAAACTAATTTTTCCATCAGATGACCTTGTGTCAGTAGGATTACTAATAAGCGAAACGACCCAAGCGTTTGAAGAATTTTTATAAATGTAAGTTGATGCACCACTAGCTGTGGGGTCGAAAGAAGTATTTACATAAATATTTGTATCAGCCGTTGCTGATCCTCCCCCGGTTTCAAAACTTCCAGAGTTTATACCAAAAAATTTATATTGTGCATTTACCGCTGTGCTAGTGGTAGAGGTTGCACCTGATAGTTCATAAAGAGCTAATGCCCTTTCTTCTGAGGAAACAAAATACCTGGGCCATACTGGGCTTTCGTCAAACGCTTGTTGAAACCTGCGGTTAATCAGATTAGCCACATCATCTGCTTCTGTAGGAGCAAAGGATCCAACACCAGCCAGGGATTGGATTAACTTAAAAAGATCACCGTAGGTTCTGGTCTGCATTAGATTTTATTTGGGCTAAGTTCTGGGAACTTCTTATTGTAGTACTTTAAAAATTCTTTTGAATGCACAGTCTTTTGACCGTACTTCTTGATTAGTCGGAAGTATTCCCGATGAGGAATAGTTGCAACTGGTTTGCCAAGTGTAGGGTGAGTAGTCCCCTTTAGTGCTTGGGCTTCTTTGGCTGCTTGGGCAACCCGCTTATGTTCTGTCTCCTTCTCAAGCTTGAATCCGTTCGTGATCTCCTTCATGAAGGCGCGATCAATCTCACCATCGGAGTACCGCTTTAGATTCGGGACAATGATATCCATATTAAAAAAGGTGGGGGGCCGAAGCCCCCCGACCAGTATTTAATTAGTTAGAGAATGCTTCTCCAGCTGTTGGGTAATACTTGAATAGGATTCTAATTTTACCTTTAGCTGCATCGTCAGGTGCATTGCCTGTGAAGTTGTATGTTAGATCAACTGCACTCACAACATGACCTGATGAGGTTGCTGCATTTAAAAGAACGCCGTTTGCACGGAATATCTTCCCAAGGTTGCCGCTGTCCGAAAAGACATCAACCTCGTCAACAAAACCATCAGCGTCTCCATTGTCACCTAATGCGATAGTCGCATCAGTGATAGCGGAACCGCCATCTGTAACTTCTGCTGTTACGAACTCGTCAACAACAACTGCTGCATCAGCAACTAAGCCAGCCATAGCTGCACCGCCAACTTGAATGTCAACGGCAGTAGCACTGCCGGCTGTTGAGCCAAGATCAGTTGTTAGATCAACGCTTGCTTCGTAGTTGAAACCCAAAGCCAGTGTTTGGATGTCTCCTACTTTTTTTAATTCGATAGCCATTATATTGTATCTCCTTTAGTTGAGGGTTAGGTTACGTCCTGGATAACGCCGTGTGCGCCAGGGTGGTAAACACCGAGGGTCAAAGCGCAATCAACGAACCCACGCTCGCCGCCACCTTGATTAGGTAGGCGAGTGCTTCCCATTGGGATAAGCTCGTGAATACCGTAGTACTCAGGGTTAACAATATAGCCAGAACCAGTTGTTGTGTTACCGCCGAAGTTAGGCGCACAGTCAGGGTTTTGGTTAACGATTGAAACAACACCGTGATCGGACTCATAGAGGTCAACGGATAGCTTGATAGAACCGCTGTTACCATCGTAGTTCACTGCGCGAATATTTTCAGTTGCACCAGCAGATGTACGAGCGAAGTCAGCGATAACTTGGCGTAGTCCAGTGTCAGCAACAAGCATAAGGTTGTTTGCAGAACCGGTTACACGGAAGATAGAACTGATGATCCCGTTAAGTGCTGATTCGCTGAACGGAGTACCATTAGCTTCGGCAGTTGTGTAAATGCTGTCAGCAGGTGTACGGAATGCAGCAGGAACGTCAGCAGGACCAGCAGAATCGAGCCAGTCACCAAGACCACGAAGGCCGTTAGGTGTACCTGCACCGTTTTCTGTGCTTGAATCCTGAGTTCCAGCGATTGTAGCTTCAACGTCGCGCTTGAGTTCGCGGATAGCTTTTGCTTCAGCTTGAGCTATCTTAGCAGGACCTACGGAATCGACTGCTTCTTGCAGGTCAGAAACCATGTAGTCACGACGGAATTTTTGGATGCGGTTGCCAAGACGAGCGCGACCAGCGAACTTGTCAGTGAAGGCTGCAACGTCAGAACCTTCTGAGATACCTGTAGTTACAGGTGCAGAAAGACTGTCAACAGTCCACTCAACATTAGTTGCGGATGCACGTTCTTTATTAGCAGACGAAAGGATAGGAGTCTCTTCAGGCGCAAGAATGGTCAAGACGTCAGTCAAGTCCTCACGATTGGAGACACCCGAACCTGTATTGGTAGTATCGAATGTATTTGAGAATGCCATTTTATTTAATGATTAGTTTTAATGAGTTAACGGCGCGAGGCCATTTGTAGTTTTCTAAGTGCGGCAAAATCACGAGGGTTACCCGATTCTTTAAATTGACTTTGCAATTCCTTGAGTGCCTTTGCAGTTCTTGATGGGGACGTAGCAGCGTTTGCATTACTTGTTGTCGCACCCTTGGGTGGTGTAAGTTTCATGCTTGGCTTACTTTCGGTTACAGGTTTACGACCATAGATACTGTTTGCTGCGTGAGCGAACCAGTAATCTAATTGACCCGCAACATCCGGAGCTTCCTTTGCCACGATCTCTTTCATCTTTTGAAAACGAGCATCGTTGACTGTAGCTTCGTATTGTTTGCGGACATCATTGTCTTCACCTTCTAGCCAGGATAGCTCTTCTTTCGCTCTCTGCTTGAAAGCAACTTCCATATCTTCAGCGTGTTGTTTAGCTTGTATTTTAGAAAGTTGATCAGGAAGAAAGGTCTTCTGAGCCTTACGCGCCTGCATTAAAGATTTACGGACTTCCGCTTTCGTCATTTCTTTGCCTTCGATCTCAGTAATGACATCGTCAGCCGCATAGTCAGCACCTTCAAAAAGAAGGTCCTCAGCCCAGTTGACTATTTGATCTACCTCTTCGGCCTTGGATTGAAGGCTCTCGATAGAATCTAAATCCCCAAATGGGTTATTCTCTATTTTCTTTTTTGACTCAAGGGGGTCTCGCTGTTGAAGCGAAGCCTCTAATTTAGCCAGCTTTTCTTCTGCGGCTTTGCGTCTTGCGGTAAGTTCCCCAAAACGAGCTACAGCTTTACTGCCTAACTTATCAGCTAGTTCCCGTAATTCCTCTTCGGACGCGTTGTCCAAATCAATCTGTGAAAGAACATCCTCGGATGTTGATTCAACTTCTGGTTCACCTTCTTGGACCTCTTGAGTTTCTTGAGTTTCCTCAGTCTCCTCAATGACCTCTTCGGGTGTCTCTTCCGTTGGCTCTTCGGCAACTGGTTCGGACTCTGTCTCAACATTTTGTTGAGCCTTCATCTGCCCCAATCGGCGATTTGCAAAATCCGTTACGGATATATTAGTATTGTCCACTGGTATTTGGTCTGCCCCAGAGTCAGCAGTCGTGATTTCATCTGTCATAAGTTCCACTCATTTACGCCGAGAGATTGCGATACGTTAATATAACATAGGTGAACAGTTGTTGCTCAACCTAGAAATGTTCACGGTGCCGGACACTAAGTTCCTGCCAGCTTGATAGTTGTAAAAGCTGATCGTAGGTAATGATCCGTCCAGATATTTGTTGAATATTGTCACTGCTAGCTTCGTGCAGTTCTTCGATAGCCTCTTCTCTGAGGTCATGAACCATCTTCATAAATCTAGCAAAAGCCTCGTAGTTATGAAGTGTCTTTATGTCGTCTTGGATATTCATATTATTTTGCTGCGGAACGCATTACTTCCACCATTCTAGGACCCCTGGACTTTACCTGCTTGTACCAGTTACTGTCAACCATTTCATCAGCAGCCATATTGTAGTCATTATTCATAAGACCCTTTTTCATGTCCACGAATTTATTTAGCTTCGTTAGACCAAGATTGAACGCCATATCAACTAGCGTCATCTTGACGGCTTCTGGCCTCTTGGCAAAGTTAGGGTCATAGGACTGAGCGTCCTTGAATGCCTGAGTGAGGCTGTGGTTATAGAGAGTCCTAGTTTCCCTTTCGCTCAACGGTCTACCAGCAAATAACTCATTAATGTCAATGCCCTCCCGTTTGAGGAACTTGCGGTTTCCAGCATCTTCAAGATTGAAGCCAATCCCTATAGTGCGATTACCCTTACTGTCCTTGTAGACCTTGGGTTTGTTCCCCTCATTGAGGGATAGCATACCAAAGTAATTCTGTGAACGCTGTTCGCGGACTCGCTGCTGGGCAAGTTGTGAGGGTGTTTTGTTATCAGCCATTGTGTAAGTATTTGTTAATAAAACAATACTACATATTCTGAGTGTTAACATTACCCATCTGCGCAGGGGCTGTACCGACTCGACCAATCTGCGCATTCTGAGCTTGCTGCATCTGGAAGGTGTACTGACCCTGGTATTTCTCCATGCGTCCCCGGAATGCTTCGTCCTGCTGCAAGCGTTGCTGTATGTCAGGCTGCTGGGCGTATTGCTGAATGACTTGCATAGCAATCTGCGCGCCTGTAGGACGGGCTGGCATTTCAATACCCGCAAAAATCTTTGTAAGATCATCGGTAACATTCTTAACCATCTCTTGTTGAGCATCTTGTGCAGGTTGCAGAACCGCGTCAGCCATGACGGGATCAATACTAGCGGCTGCAATATCCAGTAATCCATCGATATTCATTCGGTTATTTACATTGAGTTGATTCAATGCAACGAACCCTTGTAGTTTCTTTTCTACTGTTTCTGGGTCACTGTCAAGAACATCAAAGTTAATCATGATGTCAAAGTTCTCATTTGGGTTCCCCTTGTTCATTACTTGAGGGTCAGGAATACCAGTCACCTGGAAGAAGACCTCGTCGGGTCCGAATCTCTGGAAGCACTTATACGCCATACGGATCACCTCGGATACGTGGCTTAGGTACTTATCAACCATGAACTGCTGTCTGGATTGAGACATAGGATCATTCGGATCCAGTCCAATCATTCTGTCAGCTTGATTGATTAGCGTCTGTTCCATCTCAAGCGAACCTTGGTTGTACGCAGGAGTCGGTGCGAAGTCCAGATCACCCTTGCGGCGGTATGGAATCATTCGACCTGGTCCCCAGTCATTAGGTGCTTGGCCCACTGGGTGAAGGATTGGAGGCAGAGTAGCTAGGCTGTTGCGGTCAATCCGTGAATCACGCTCTACCTTTACTTGGTTCTGAATACCACGAAGAATACTGGGAACGGTGGATACATCATAGAGACGCTTAGTGTCCTCGGACAAGCGTGTCACTACTACTGGATAGTCTTCGTACCCGTTAAGTAGTTCGAACTTTGCATATCCGGGAGTCCCAGTGCCATCATCTCCATCAAAGTTCTTATGAAATACTGTGCAGTAAATTCCTTCGGAGCCATCCTCTTCGTTAATCAGTCTCTGGTATCCGTAAACAATTTCAATAAGTTCATCAGCTTCGTATGCAGTATCCGTTAGGCTCATGCTACGACGGCCCTCTTCGTATCGCTCAAGGCTGTCAATGTTCACGCCTCGGTATCTTTCGATCATTGTATCCACGAAGTCCTGATCCCAACCATCGGTTGTTACCTTGAGTTCTAATTCCTGTGGAGTATAATACGTTTTCCAGAAGCAATACGGTGCGCGTTGCGGGTCAGTAACATAAGGAGGGAAGACAAAGTCACCGTCAGGTGCTAGGGTTTTGACTTCGGGGCAATTAATTTGACGACGCACTACGGGCAGTTTCGCCATTCCTTTTTTGCGTAGATCTTTGAGTGCGGTCTTTGCTCGTTTTTCTGTAACGCCGTCAAAAACTTGCTGAAGGAGCAGGATTAGTTCTTCATCGTTTTCACCTTGCTCTATAGCTTGAAAGATTTCTGGGGACATCTGTGCGATCTGCTGAAGATCAATCTCTTGCTCAAAGGAGCGATCCTCCATGTGCCACCCAACGTAGGTGACTAGAAGTCCACGCTCTAGCAGGTAGTTAGCACCTAGTTCCATCTCCCTGTAAAAACGGGGGATGTATCCGGAACGGATCATCCACTTGAGGAAACCTGATACTAACTTGCTGCGAGCAATGTCTCCACTCTCCACGGGGAACGCTCTGACGTTAGCCCTCTTGAGTGCAGAGATAAATAGGGATGCAAGTTTCGTGATGCGTTCATCAATGAGATGGCACTCAGTATCGCTAGCACCTTCCCAAGGGAATGCATCCGCGCCATGCTTGCGATGATCGCGGCTCTTGCCTGGCCACCAGTTACGTCGGTCGTCGTAGCTCGTACGACATAAATCAAAATATGCTTCAAGCTCCGTTATAGTTTGCTCGTAAGCAAAGCGGAGTGTTTTAATGTTCGGCTCGTTGCCCACGTAGGTAAGAGCATTTGAAATATTATCGTTCTGCATTTAGTCTATCTTTTATTAGTTGAATCATGCTAGCAAGATGAGTCCTAGAACTGCCTATCTTATCACATAACTCTATGTTTGTCATGGGGACTTTGGATTCATGCTTCACGTATCGCTTGAATGTTTCCCACATTATGAGGCGATCCCTGTTCTGCTGGTTCCATTTGTAATCCAGAGTTAGGTTCTCGTCCTCGATCTCGCCAGTCCCAAGGTTCCGTCCGTAAAATATCTTTGTTCTATCAACCTTTGACATAACGATAACTAACCCCTGTCTCGGATTCGATTACCTCAAAACAGATTACCTTACCTAAGAATCTGTCCTTCAACCTGTTAGGCATCAGAACAGGAACCTTCTTACCTATCTCTACGAAGTGAACCATGTTGAATCTAGGATTCGGACAAATTGATAACACCTTGCCCCTGAAGTGTTTAGGTATTATTTCGTTGATGAACATACCGTCGCACAGTATGTCCTGCCCCTCTGGACTAATCCAAGTGTTCTTGCCTTTGCCGCTGATGTATTCCTGCGGTAGTTTTTCGTTAGCTATTTTGAGAGCTTCGTCGAAGTCAGTATCGTGATATTCGGCGAACTCAGTTAGTTTAATTTTCATTAGTATCCTCCTTGTTGTTTTCTGGTGATCCCCATATCGGAGGATGCAAAGTAATCAGGACCCATACCGCCATTTGACATTCGCAAATAACGGATGAGGTCAAAAAAGTCCTTGAGTGCTTCGTCGGCTTTGCCGGCAGCGTTGTAATTAATCATGCTCTCAATAAGATTCCCGCAGTCCTCATGCACGTAGCACCTCGGTCTGTTGGCGGGATCAAGGTCGTAGTTCGGATTATAGAAGAACCAATCGTCCAGGCTTGTGTTACCTATGCCCTCCTGCTGTCCGTCCGACGGTGTAAAATTCATGCCAAAATCGTAAAAAGCCGTAAATAGATCAACATTGTTCTCGTTCTCTTTAGCAAAGAACCTGGAGTCACCTATACGTTCCGTGACCTCGATACCTAACTCCTCTTCGATCTCTTCAAACAGTTCGCAGTACCTCTCCACGTCGTAGCCTATCTTCTCTGAGGCTGGACCCTTGCGCCACTTTGGGTCACCGAACAATGCCCACTCACCGTAAGTATCTCTGTCCGGCCACTCCCTGCGTATGAATATCTCCTCGTCCTGTGAGACTCCTGCCCATATCGCCACGTAGTTCCTGGCAAAGGCGGGGTCAACTACCTGATACCAAGTCAGGGACTCCTTGTCAGGGAAGGACATGTCGTATTTGTTTGGCTTACTATTCAGGACATTGACCTCTGGGCTGAAGTTCGGTAGCAGTGAAGTCATTGACTTCGTAGGTAATCCGTAAGCACGGACCATGATCGTGTCACGGTTCGCGTTCTTGAGGTCCTTAGCTATGCGGTCATAGCCGCCAAAGGGGTTCTCGTCGGAGTGCAGGTAAACCACACCAGCATCTCGCTCAGGGCTGTATTGAATC